TCTGATCGACGCGCACAACCATCTGGTCACCATCAGCGGGCGCGGCATCACCCGCAACCTGGTGGATTGCTCGGCCGATCTGGTGAACGATCCAAGTCTTCGCGGGGGCATGTTCAACAGCCCGAACGTGCAAGACGTGGCGCAGAAGCTTTGCAAGGCGTACGGGATCACGGTGAAATCGGCGGTCGCCGATCTGGGGATTCCGATCCGGGGTTATCAGGTCCCGCTCGGCGAAACGCCCTACCAGGTCATCGAGAGCTGTGCCCGGTACGCCGGATTTCTGGTCTATGAGGACGAAACCGGCGCCCTGGTGCTGGATCGCGTCGGCACGCGGAAACACGCATCGGGATTTTCGCTGCCGGGCAACATCGAGGCGATCAGCGCGGAGCAGTCGGTCGATCAGCGATATTCGGAATATCTGGTCGTATGGTACGGCATCGATCAGCTTGCCGACCTGAGCGACCTGGCGAATCGCCGCGCGGTCCGACTGGACACGACTTTGGGCGAATACCGTCAGAAGGTCATTGTCTCCGAGCAGGTGGCGCCGGCGCCCGAGGGAGGGCCGCCGGTGGGCAACGACTGGATTGCCACGCAGCGGGCCAACTGGGAGTTCGCCCGCCGTTACGGCCGCGGCCAAGGGACTTCGATCACCTGCGATTCCTGGCGCGACAGCAAGGGCGCGCTGTGGACGCCGAACTGGCTCGCCACGGTCGATGCGCCGAAGGCGGACATATCGGGGGCGGTCGGGATCATCGGTTCGGTGACCTATCGCAAGGATATGTCCGGCACGCATGCCGATCTGGTGCTGATGCCGCCGGATGCGTTCATGCCGGACCCGAACCCGCTGAACCTGTTCGACGCCGAACTGTCGCGCTCGCCGCAGGTTTCGCAATCACCGGCGCCGCCTTCGACAAGCGGGCCGTAAGTCAGCCTGCCCGTTCGGCCAGCCGGTTGCGGCCTGGCGGCGGGTGAGCCTGATGGAACGCCGCGAGACGCGCCAGCCACGCATCCACATCGGCGGGTGCCTCGCCGCCGTCCCGCATCCAGCGACGGACAGTCCCCTCGTCCCAGCCAATGCGATCGGCCAGACCGCGTTGGGTCCAGCCGATGGCTTGCAGGGCGGCGCGGCGTTCGGTGGGCGTCATCCGCCGATCAGCTTGATAAATCCGGCGCCAGCGGCAAACAGCGCCGCTCCGGCGCCGAGCAACGTGGCCGCCACGCTCCATGGCAAAAACGCGCGGTCGCGTTCCAGCTTTGCCGCCTCGGCTATCAGCTTGCGTTGTTCGGCGATGAACTTGTCGCTTTCCTGCGTGTCTCGCCTGATCTTGGCCAGGATCGCTTGCAGGTCGATCTGCCCTGGGGATGGGTCGCTCATCGGGTTTCTCCTCGATCCGCCGGGGTCAATTCCCTCGGCTACATCCGCATTTTGCGGAATTTCATCGGCGGCGTCAACGAAATAAATCCGCATTTTGCGGATTTATCGGGCGCCTGTTTTACCCTTTTCCGGAGGCCACGCCTGATGTCGGCGATGCTTGAAGCCCGCGTCGCCATGCTGGAGCGGCAGATCGACGCGCTGATGCGCCGGCGCGGCTCGCCGTTCGCGCTGGCAAGGACCACGCTGGCGGTCAACGATACCGGATCGGTGCAGACGGTGCAGGCGCAACTCGACGCACTGTCGACTCGCGACGGCATACCGCTGCTGTATGCCTATGGCGTCACTGGCTCGCCGCCGGTCGCGGCGGACCTTCATGTGGCGTTCCTCGACGGCGACCGCTCGAAGGCGGTGGCGATCGCCAGCGGGCATCAGACCTATCGGCTGCGCGGTCTCGGCCTAGGCGATTCGGCGCTGTACGACAGCCGGGGCGCGTATGTGTGGCTGACCTCGGCCGGCCCGGCCGTGAACTGCGGCGGGCGGCCGATGCTGATCACCGGCGATCTGCATGTCACGGGCGCGGTGATCGGCAACTATGGCGGCAGCGATCAGGTTGGGTTGCTGTCGCACAGGCACGGCACGGGAACCTCGGCTGCCGGCACGGTGGCGCCAACGGCGGGCACCTGAGATGGGGGATGTCCGCATCGTCTGGGATCCTGTGACCGGGACCGGCGACCTGAACATGATCGGACCCGCGCTCGAGCTCGGCCACGATCTGGAAACGGCGTCGCTGATCAGCATGTTCACCGATGCCCAGGCCGATCCGGGCGACATCGTGTTCGACAACGATCCGCACGGCTGGTGGGCCGACACCTATGCGGCGCTGGAGGACCCGGCGCTGACGCCGATACCGGACGACCGGATCGGCTCGAAAATCTACCAGGCATTTGCCCGGCCGCGGACTCAGGACACGCTCAACTGGCTGCGCGATGAGGTGATCCGCTGCCACGGCTGGATGCTGACCGATGGCGTCGCCTCGGCGGTCGATGCGCAGGCGTTTTTTACCAGCCAGGGCGGTATCGGCGCGATCGTGACGATTACCGCGAACGGTGTGCCGACCATCTTCAACTACGCCTGGTCGCAGGAATCCTGACCGATGCCGTTTCCCCGGCCAAATTTGACGGCCCTCCGGACCCAGGCGATGCAGGACATCACCGCCTCGGACCTGCCAAACGCCGATGGGTTTCTGCGCCGGGCGGTGCTGCGCGTGCTGGCCTGGGTGCAGGCTGGTCTGGCGTATCTGCATTACGGCTATCTCGACTGGATTTCGCTGCAATCGACACCGTTCACCGCGACCGGCGAGTATCTGGAAGCCTGGGCCGCGCTGGCGCCGACGCCGGTGCTGCGCGAGGCGCCGACCTATGCCTCGGGTCCCGCCTCGTGGCCGGGTGTCTATGCCACGCCGCCGGCGGTAACCGATCTGCCGGCCGGCGCGGTGTGTGCGCGCAGCGACGGCGTTCAGTTCGCCACGCTGGCGGACGCGACAGTTGGTCCGAGCGGCACGGTGTCGGTGACGGTTGTCGCCCTTGTCGCCGGGTCGAACGGCAACACCGACAGCGGGGCAACGCTGACGCTGGGCGTTGCCATCGCCGGCATCGACGCGGCCGGTGCGGCGACGGGCCCGATCACCGGCGGCGCTGACCTCGAACTCGACAGTTCTTTGCGTACCCGCATGCTGGAGAGCTACGCCGCCCCGCCGCACGGCGGCAACCAGGCCGACTATGTGACCTGGGCGCTGGAGGTGACGGGCGTCACGCGGGCCTGGTGTGCACCGAGCGGCGCCGGGCCGGGAACCGTCGTCGTCTATTTCATGATGGATACAGCCGAATCAGCGTTTGGCGGGTTCCCGCAAGGGTCGAACGGCGTGGCGACGCTGGAAACCCGCGACACGGCGGCGACGGGTGACCAGCTTGCGGTCGCCAACGCGATCTACCCGCTGCGGCCGGTGACGCCGCTGGTTTATGCCGTGGCGCCGCAGGCCGAAGCCGTGGCATTCACGATCGCCGGGCTGTTGGCGATCTCGATCGCACAGCAGGCGCAGGTGTCCGCTGCACTGGCGGGACTTTTCCTGCAGAAGGACTCGCCGCTGGGAACGACGTCGATCCAGCAGAGCGACTGCGATTCGGCGATCAGCGCCATCGGCGGGCTGCCGTCGTTCGCGATCACCACGCCGTCGTCCTGGCCGATCACGTCGAGCGTCGGCTACCTGTTCACCCTGGGAACGGTGAGCTACGTCTGATGCCCGCCCCGCCCGCCTTCGTTGACGCCGACTATCAGCAGGCCATGCTGCGGCTGCTGCCGCGCGGCCGCATCTGGCGGCGCGATCCTTCGTCGGTTATGTCGGCGACCCTGCTGGCGCTGGCGCCAACCTACACGCGCAGCACGGCCGCCGCCGCGCAGGTGCTGATCGACGGCAATCCCGCAACGACTCAGAATCTGCTGCCCGAGTGGGAAGCATCGCTCGGCCTGCCCGACGCATGCACCGCGGCCAATCCTTCCATCGAGCAGCGCCAGGCCGCGGTGTGCGCCAAGTTCGGCGCGCGGGGCGCGCTGACGACCGGCTATTTCATTGGGCTGGCGGCGTCGCTTGGCTTTGCCATCACGATCACCGAGTTTCGCCCGTTCGCGGCCGATATGGCCTGCGATCTGCCGGACTATGACTCGGCCTGGGCCTTCGCGTGGCAAGTCAACGCGCCACAGATCACGACGTTCTATTTTTCCGCCGATTCCTCCAGCGCGGACGACCCGTTGGAAACGTACGACGCGGGCGAGCTGGTCTGCCGCATCACGCACGACGCGCCGGCCGAAACGACGGTGTTTTTCGTCTTCTCCTGACCAGGAATTTTCATGCAACGGATTATTGATCCGACGGCGTCCGCGACGCTGCCGGCGCCCCCGGCGCTGACCGGCACAACGGGCTATTTCAACGGTGCGGTTCCCGGCGTCTCGGCCGCGACGCGGGTGCGCTTCTGGTTCCTGAACATGATTCAGGAGGAACTGATGGCGATCCTGGCCGCCGGGAGCGTCACGGCGGACACGACGGCAACCAACTTCACCCAGGTTTTGGCGTCGATCAGGGCGCTGATTTCGGGCATCCCGCATGGGGTGCAGACCTTCGCCGCGTCGGGCAGCTTCACTGTGCCAACGGGCGTCAGCGCGATCGAGGTGGAGCTTTGGGCCGGCGGCTCCGGCTCGTGGGCTTCGATCAGCGGAACGGCCGGCGGTGGCGGGTCCGGCGGCGGTTACGCGCGCAAGCGGATCAGCGGGCTGACGCCTGGAGAGGTCGCGGCAATCACGATAGGAGCGGGAGGCACCGCCGGTGCCACTGGTGTTTCACCTGGCGCCGGCGGTGCCTCCTCGTTCGCGGTTGGGGGGACAACCATTCTGTCGGCGACGGGCGGGGTAATCAACCCTTTGGGAACCGTGTCGGCACCGTCCCTCGGCAACCTCGCCGGTCAGGGTTCGGGCGGCGACATCAATCTTTATGGCGGCG